AACCCTCATGTGATTCACGCTCTGAGTGACCAGAGTAAACGGTGATTGATTTATCAAACTCAACGCTATCAGCCTTTGCATTGTATTTACCTGCAAACCAAGGAGATTTTTCAATCTTTGTTTTAAAACCTTTAAAGAAAACATTCTTAGCCTGTTGTGCGTTAATAGCAACGTTAATTAAATCTATCGCATCCCCGCTTGGTTTTCCGAAGTATCTTGCGGGATCTTTGAGACAAAGTAACTTATAAACAATGTAAGCACAAGCAACAGTGGAAGTAAAATCTTTACCACTACCTTTCCCCAACTGTAAGATGATTTCGTTTTTTGTATATTTTTCATAATATCTAGCCCCCTCTACTGATCCATAAAGTTCCTGTAAGTCTTCTTTTTTGTATATCTGACTCATTGCTTCTACAATGTCATATTGAATAGATGATAGCGGTGGTTGTCCCAAATAATCAGAAGACTCAACAAATGTTTTTGCGTCTACTGGGATTTCTTCAAACTGATTTTCTTTTAATACTTCAAGAAAATCATTGAACATTGTGGACAATTGTAATCACTTCTCCTTCTTTAGCAATTTCAGATAAACGTTTCATTATTAAGTCACGAACTTCTGGATGACTTGAAGCAATGTCTCTTAATATTCCAACCAAAACTTCCTGCCTTCTTTCAATTTGAACCATTTCTTCTGCAAGTTCTTTATTCTCAAGAAGCCCAGCCTTTTGAAGCATTTCAATTCTAGATTTTTCAATGTCCATTACAAGTTTAATAGCCTGAGTTTTTGCACTAAGATTATTCGTCATTGATGCCTCATCAATAACCTCGTAAGATTTTGTAATTAATTTACTATAGTGTGCATCTGCTCCAGCAAGTGCTTCTTTTGCACGAGCACGAATTGCTTCATTAGCAGAAGCCATAACTTTCCACTCATTAATTAATGCAACAACACGAGTTCTTGGCATATCCAAATCTTTAGAAATTTTTGTTGGATCTTGTCCCTTAAGATATTCTGCAACAACTTTATTTACCTCATCAAGGTGATCAATTAGTTCTTTTTCAGTTGACATTTTTTTCCTTTGCTATTTTAAGCAAAACTAAATATCCAATAAGGTCATCTATATCATTGTCTCCAACATAGTCTGTACCCTTCATAAGTCTACTTAATTTATCATCAATCCTTACTCTAAGTTGTTCTACTGGATCCGATTTACTAAAAATTCTAACAGGATCTAAAGCAGAATCTCCATATGCAATGTTTTTATCAATAAGCATTTTTGCAATTCCGTGACAAGTTACCCAAATATCTTTGCCAGAGGGTGCTCCCACAGAATGAAGATATAAATCTTCACAACTAAAATTTCCTACATCTTTAAATACTGGTTGCAAATTCATCGTTTAGATTTCCTTAGTCCAAATTTAGCAAGGTATACATAAATAGTTTCAACACTAGTTCCGCACTCCTTGGCAATATCTTGTGGAGACTTTTTGTCCATAACAAACCTTTTACGGAGCCAAGCCTCGCTTGTATACAGTTTACCAGCCATAAGATTATTTGTCAACTTCTGTTTCAGAAATATCATAGTCATACGCACTTGAGTCTTCTAAAACCCACTTATCGTAACTTTCAACATCCCACTTATTGGTATTTATAAGTCTTTGTATTACTAGATCTTTTTTGGTTACAAATGATGGCTCTTTTAGTCTAATGCGGTTATTGGGCTGTACCGCAAAATTTCCATCATCTCTTTGAATAACATGACCACATTTATGCTGCCCTGGATTTTCTGAATATCCATCATCTAGAATATTGCTTTCTGGATTATGCCAATCTAAAGTGAATAAATATTTTCCGTTAATGTTATTTTTATTTCTATCTATATATGACATTCTCATATTGCTTAAGTTTTCAAATTTTGTAACTGCTATATGTGGACTAAAAGAATTCCAAAGCACAAGGTTGTAGATTGGTTCTTCGGGAACTCCTGGTTTTGTACAGAACGCATTGATTGGCATTCTCCACCAAATTCCTCCGTCTTCCATTAAAAAATGAAATAAAGGACTTCTACTTTTAATGCTAGACACACCAAAAATTACACATGGAAAATATTGATCATGACTATCTTCTTGATCTCTTAAAAAATTACCACGAACATAGCACTCAATTGGTGGTATGTTAGCATTTAACTCTGGCATTATTCCTCAACTTTCATTGCTTTATTCCAGTTATTAATAGCCCAGTGACCGATACCACAGGCATCAGCAACGTCATTATCGTTAATAATTTTATCATAGTTGATTTCAATTAATTTGATAGTTCTTTCTTTTCTAATTTGTCTTTCATGTGTTTTGTACCAAGATTCTGATTTTCCAGGAGTCTTTAATCTAATTGCAACCTGCTCCTCTTTTGTTAATTTTTTGTTTCCTAAATAGTTTTGCCAAGTTATAGGTGACACAGTACCAATAAACTTTGTTCCAGTTAACCCTGCTGCTCCTAATAAAGCCCCTTGAACCAATGCTAGATCTGCAGCAGTCTTAGGACTGTTCATAAATACTGTATGTTCAATTATAACTGCTTCAAATCCGCCACAATATTCAAAAAATGCTTTTGTTTTAGCACAAGCATCCATAACCTTTTCATAGTTTGTCTTTCCTTCAAATTTAATTTTGCCAAAATTGTCTAAAAGATTATTATTAAAAATAGCAAAAGCAAGGCTATTAGTACTTGCGTCAATAGCACAAATTGTTTTTGGATTACCATTGTTGTTCATAATCAATGAACCCCTTTATTTGTTTTAACATTTTGTCTACCTGTTTTTTATTAACATTACAGTTAGAGCAAAATCCAGAATCATTGTATATAGATAGTTGCTCTCCACAACCACCAAGACAAAGTCTTTTCTTTCCTTTTCTTTTTTGTCTACGAGTTATTTGATACCTTTCGGCTATCTTTGCTTTTGTTGCTTCTTCTCTGCAAGAGTTTCCACAATAAATTTGATAACTTACTTTAGGTTTAAACGGGGTCTCGCATCTTTCACACAACTTCACATTAATTAAACCTCTTCATCCTTCAACAATACTAAAGGTGTAATCTTTATTGTTCCTGGCCCCGCTTCAGCACATGCCTTTTGAATTGGGCATACCTTACAAATTTTTGAATTTGAACGATATGGAATTTCTGGCAAATTTTGATCTTGCCAATTCTTATAAACTAACCTCATCCACTCAAAAGCCTGCTCTACCCAATTGCGATAATGTTCATTAACTACTACAGGCAATGTGAGTAACTCATGATTATTTTTATTTTCATAAATCATAACGCCTTTACGAATCTTTAAAACTTTCATATACATTAACAATTGCATCAAATGACCCATCTTAGGTCGTCTACTTATTTTTTTATACTGAAAGCCATCATTTGGCATTGTTTTTATTTCACCAATAAGTTTTTCATTTTTATAATTAAGCATTACATCGCCATATCCATCAAATGGTGGGTCATCAGTTTTAACTCTAAACTCCATTGCTGGATGAGTTTGTTTGTTATATTTTCTTGGAAGTGGATCAAACTCCATATCTTCTGCAAGTAATCCAGATGATGCTATTGCCTCTTGAATTCTTTCATGCCCAAGACTTCCTTGTGTTCTATTTGCTACACCAAAAGCATCTGCATTATCATAAAATATTTGACCCTCAAATGCTAAATGCCAATATCTTGGACACTCTCCAGAGCCATAGGTTAGATTAGAAGCAGAAAAATTACTCTTTTTAGTAAACTTTGGTTTTGTTTTGGCAAGATACCCAGAATTAATTGCATCTACTAAGCCTTCAACAAAACTTTCATCTTCTTTGGTATTTGAAATCTTGCTTTTGGTATCTTTAACCATAATCTGTTTTAATAAATTTTTAGCCATTTTTTTATCCCTTGTTTACATTAAGTATAGCAGGTTAGCGCATTATGTATTTAAGCGCTGATACCAAGTCGTTAATTGCTTGTGCTGCCGTAAAGTATATATTTTTTTTTGCTCTATCTGATTTATCAACATTAGCCATCCACGTTGCCTTAAATGACATTTTTGCAGCAATAGCCTGAAGTCTAACAATTTCCATGCTGGCCACCTGAAGAGGAATGTCAGGCTTAATGATAATCTTTGCAATCATGGTTAGTGCTGTAGTAAGTTCTTCATCTTGCATATAGTCTGCAATCTCTGTCAAACCATTTACCATATCAAGCGTTGTTTTTTGTGATCCTGCTTCACTCATCTATTTTTCTCCTCTGTTAATTGCTCTAACATATCCATTTCAATTATAGCAAGCCTTACCTTTGTATTTCCTTCTCCAAGTATTACAATGATTGCTGGAGACTTGTCCCTACCTGCCTGAATAGAATCAGTAACGGCTTTAGCCCAAACATCTTTATTTAATGTAAAAGACTTGCTTACTTCTTTAAAATCAACAACAAATTCTCTCCAAGTAGCATCACCTTTTTGAGTATTCCGACCAGAATTTTTATGTTGTTTTGCATTTATTCTTTTTGATTCATTTTTTTCACTCATTAATAAAATCCTTTTTTGTTTTTTTATTAGGAATTAAGTTAACTTTTGAAATATGTTTTTGTGAACACATCCAAGTAGCATCCCCAGTCTCTGTATAAAGTCTTAATATTTTTACAATTTCTTGACAAGTTTTGCAAAACCACTTACCCTCATATGTAGAAAAATTTTTTTCAACCATCAATTATTTTTTTCTTAATTTGCTCTTGTAAGTCTAGATCTTCTTTAACACGATTAATAAATCCATCACGTCCTTGTACTTTTGTTCCATCATCTAGTTGATACCATGCACCAGTTCTATTGACAAGCCCCATTGATTCTGCAGTATCAACAAGGTCGCCAATTGTATCAAGTCCAATATCATCACCTCTAAAATAAAAATCATATTCTCCAGACTGGAAGCCTGGTGATGTTTTAGAAAATTGAAGTTCCCAACGAATCTTTCTACCAGTTTTTTCTTCAATTAACTTATCGCCAACTTTAATCTTACCTTTAATTGCTTGATTATCTGATTCTGAAGAAAATAATTTAATAATACAGGATGAGTAAAACTTAGTTGCTTGTCCACCAGAAGGTTGTTGGCTTGTGTACATTGCATTAATATTATTTCGTGATTGAGAAATAAGAACTAATAATGTTGGTTTAACTTTATTATTAGCATAATTTAACATCTTCCAAGCATTACTAAAGTCACGAGATTCAGCACCAATTTGTTTAGTGTTTTCAAGCGCTTTCATTTCATCTGAATCTTTTTCAAAATATATTGCAGGTAGCATTGATGTAATAGAGTCTACAACAATTAAGTCTACTCCAGCATTCATTAATCCAACACCAACATCAACCATGTCACTAATTGTTCTTGCCTGTGAATAAATTAGTTTTGTTGGATCTACTCCTAATTGCCTTGCCCAATCTTCAGAATAAGACATTTCTGAATCAATCCATGCACAAACCTTGCCTTCTTTTTGTGCCATAGCAATCATCTGTAAGCACATTGATGATTTTGCTGAAGACTTGCTGCCCCAAATAAGAACTTGACGACCATAAGGAAGTCCTCCACCAAGTGCACGGTTTAGTCCAAAACTTGGAGTTGGCTGATACTCAAATGTAACTCCTTCTCCTGTGCCTAAACGTTTACGTAATCTTGGATCTAGTTGCGCTAATACATCTTCTACACTTACTGACATCAGAACCTTACCCCATGTTTTTCTGGTCTAGTTTTATTAAACTCTACCTTTTCTCTTAATGATTGATCTAGTGATAATCTAGTATACCCTGAATCAACCATCCCTGCATAAAGATCTAGCGTACGAATAATAATATCAGCAAACTCTTTAGTTATCTCTTCTTCGCCTTTATCTTTACGAACTGCTTCCATAACCTCAGTCACTTCTGAAACAATCATCATGCACTGCTTTGCAATAAAAATATCATCTATTTCTTCAGGCCAAAATCCTTTTTCTTTTGCAGCATTATGTAATTCAATTGCAAAATTATCAAAAACATTGTCATACATTTGTTACATCCTCCATTATAACGGTGCCATCTTTGGTTTTACCAAAACTAAATTTGTAGGCATTTCCTTCTTGAATATGCATATATGCTTTTGGAAAAGCAGTTGGAAAGACTGTTATAGAATGTAAATCTCTTGCAGTATCTGCTAATGTAAGCGATGCCATCTTTTTTCCAGTTTTGGTAATTCTTGGTTTAAAAGAAACAACAAACATTTCATCTTCTTTGTAAGGAAGTTGCTTGTAACTTAAGAATTTAATCAATGCATTTGAAGATTGTTTTATTTCATCAACAGGAATTGCAGAAACAATCCTATTGTCACTAGCAAGAACCAGATAAGTACGTCCTGTTTCAATAGTTGTTGACTCTTCGTCAAATATACCAACAGAGCCTGTTTTGTCAAGAATTTCAACTCGTGACCAGCCAGTTCCTCTTTTAATTGTTTTTACCATTCCCATTAATATAAAAGATCCTTTTTCTTCAAAATCTTCTATATCATTAATAAATGCATGATAGTGAGATGGTATTGTAATATTAAACTCTGGTAAATTTAAATAATCATATAAATTTGCTTTAATTTCATCATCATTTCTTGGATTATCTGGAAATGTAGCAGCGCCAATTGATCTTAGTGCTTGAAGTGCACGAGAGTTTACTCCGTTTCCCTTTGTAAAAGTAAACTCTTCTAACTCTTTGTACGACCTAAATGGCCTTGCTGCGATATATCTTTCTGCAATTGTGTTAGATATATATTTAATAGCGCTAAGACCAAAACGAATACCCTTGCCTTCAATTTTAAAGTCTGTATCTGAATCATTAATATGAGGTAGTTTAATTGGAATGCCAATACGCTTTGCTTCAATTAAATATTCAGTTCTACCATCTTTATCTTTTTCATTCTTAAGTAAAGAATACATAAACTCAAGTGGATAGTAATACTTTAACCACGCCGTCCAATACGAGACTGTAGAGTAAGCAACCGCATGAGACTTGTTGAACGAGTAGCCTGCATGCGCCTCAAAGTCGTGCCATAAATCAAGAGCCTGATTGGGACTAATATAGGCAGAAGCACCTTTAACGAATTTGTCTTTGAATACGTCAAACTCTTTAGCATCTTTCTTCTTGCCAATGATCTTTCTAACTTTATCTGCTTCCGACATGGACATACCGCCAAGGTGTACGCATGCTTGCATAACTTGTTCTTGGTATAAAACACAGCCATAGGTATCCTCCGTAAAAGGCTTCATTACCTGATGACTATATGATACTGACTGTTTTCCATGTTTACGAGCAATGTAATCTTTACCAATAGTGTTCATGGCACCTGGGCGAACTAAAGCATTGGATGCAGCAAGTTCATTTAAGTTTTTCACACCCATTTTAACCAAAAGGTTTGTATACGGGGTTGCTTCACACTGAAATACTCCCTTGGTAAATCCACTGGATAACATTTCATACACATTAGCGTCTTCAAGGCTAATTTCTAATAAATTAATATCTTTAAAATGGTTTATTTTAATCATATCAATAGTGTCTTTAATAACGCTAAGAGTTTTTAACCCTAAAGCATCAATTTTAATTAAACCAATTCTTTCTGCCTCTTCCATGTCAACCCCAACAACTGGTATGCGTTCATCATTGCCAGTAGAAGATCTTGTTTCCATAGGAGCATGTCTAAAGATTGGTTCTTTTGCAGTTACAACGCCAGCAGCATGAATTCCTGTACCACGAATACGACCACGAAGTTGTTCTCCGTATATTTCTACTTCTGGATATTTATTACGAAAGTCTAGTGTTGACTTAGAAGTACAAAAATCATCCCATGTGTCTACAGTTTTTAATACTTTGTTTACATCTGAAAGAGGAATATTCAATACTCTTGATACATCACGAACAATGCCTTTGCCAGTAAACTGCAAGAAAGTGGCAATGGATGCAACATGTCTATATTGTCTAACTAAATAGTCTTTAACTTCTTCACGGCGTGAGTCTTGAATATCTGTATCAATATCTGGAAAGTCATTACGTTCTGGATTAATAAATCGGAAAAACAAAAGTCCATATTTGATAGGATCAATATCTGTAATGCCAAGTGCATAACAAACCAAAGAGCCAGCAGAAGATCCACGACCTGGACCAACCATAATTTTTTCTTTTTTAGCCCAAGCAATCATGCTCTGAACAACAAGAAAATACGAATCAAAGTTTTTTGATTTAATAATTTCTAATTCTTCATCCAGTCTATCTAGGTAAATTTTATCTAAATCTAAACCACGATCCTTCAAACCTTGCATAGCAATAGATCTAAGTTCTTTGGCAGGATTTTTATATTGTACTGGCAGTAAGTTTAGACCATCTTTAATATCATAGTCTTCTATTTTATCGGCAATTGCTATAGAGTTGATATACATATCTTCTCTAACTATGCCCTGCGATTCCATAGCAGTTTTCATTTCATCATACGAAAGCAAATGAATGTCAAATTTATTAAACGACATTTGTCTATCTTCGCCATACAAATAATCTAGGCGCTGCAGCATATCGCCTTTCTTTTTTGATTTTTCATATGTTGCATCTTTTTGAACTTTAGCATGAGAGTTCATAAGCAGTTTAAATTCTTGAATTTCTTTTTGCGATTCATCAACATGGTGGCAGTCTGGAGTAATCACAGTCTGAACTTTAAATTCATCTGCTAAATCAGCAAGTTGTTTATTTACTTCTGCCCCATTATGTGGCATGAGTTCCATATAAAAATCATCTTTGAATACACGCTTGAACCACTCAATATGCTTTTTGGCTTGTGCATATTCTCCATGCTCTAGTGCTTTTGCAATGATACCGCTTAGACATCCAGATAAAACAATAATGCCCTCCGAATACTTTTCAAGAATTTCAAAGTCAAAACGAGGTTTGCTGAAGTATCCTTCAGTCCAAGCGATTTCATTGATCTTGTTTAGATTTTCTAAACCAAGTTGGTTCTTAGCGAGAAGGATAATGTGATTATAGACCATATCAGTTGGCTCAGTGCGTTCTGCCTTTGCCCTCTTATCAAATCTATCAGCACAAAAATATCCTTCTACGCCAAGAATAGGCTTTACACCTTTTGCTTTTGCAATGCGGTACAGTTCCCGATGCCCAGATAAGGTTCCGTGATCTGTGATAGCCAATGCTGGCATACCAAGTTCAACTGCTCGGTCAATATATTCTTCTGGAGTAGCAACACCATCAAATAATGAGTAGTGTGTGTGTACGTGTAAGCCTACGTAGTTCATCTTACCAATCTACATTGGTTGCAGATGAAGTTGTTGGGCCGTCAAAACCCAAATAGAATGCTTCTTGCTCGGCATAAGGAATTTTCTTTAGTGCCAACTCAAGAGGGTATGGTTTGACTTCGGACCAATCAAATGGCTCTTTGTCTGGTGCACCTGGAATAGTTGTGTAACTTGTTTCAGTGCCTTGGCCATTACGCTTTACTTTCCAAACAACGTTTGAAATACTGCCAGTTTCTAAAGCATATTCACGAATTGTATTAAATGCTGATTGCTTGCTAACACCCATTGACCAAATGGCTACATAAGGTGGTTCAATGCCATCGTCAACTAAAACGTTGCAATAAAAACGAAGACGTGCTCTCCAGCCAGCCTTTGGATCCTTACGGTGCATTTCTTCTGCCCAGTCACGACCCTCTGACTCCATTGTGTCTACAGCCTTGCGCTTGTAGTCCTTTGGATTTGTGTGTTCCTTAACAACTAGTGCAAGACCACGTTCTGCATTATAATTTGCAGAGTCTTCATCTAGTTCCTCAATGAAACGAATTTTTGCTGATTGACCATCGGCAAGTTTTAACCATCTTACCTTTGGTGAATTTTCATCATATTTTGGTTTGTCAACTAGGGCGTTAATGTTTTTTAGTCCCTTTACTATAGTCATATTATTTTTCTCCTTGTATGCTTTTATCTATTTTAACATGCTGATGATAGAATTGTCAAACTGAAACTCTAAATTTTTAATTGTCTCATCATCCATATCACCTATATCTTTATATTTTTTATCTATATATACAGAAGTGACAACTGGTCCAAGTTTTTCAACTAACTTATCCCTCATTATCATTCCTGCATCATCGTTATCTGCAATCAATACAATGCTATTAAAATATTTTTCCAATAGCCTTATTTGTGCTGCAGAAACATTAGCCCCCAACGTAGCAACGGCAGGGAAACCTACTTGATCTAATCGTATAGCATCAAACGATGATTCTACGACATAAACTATATTTGATGTTTTAATCCTATGTAAATTAAAAAGAATTTTTCCTTTTGGCAAACCTGGAGTATTTTTAAATTCTTTACCCTCAACAGTTCTAGCAACAAAGCCTATACACATACCGTCGGGAGAGTGGACTGGTATAGTTACAGAGTCTTGCTTTTCTGAATAACCAAGACCAAATTTAATTATAGAATCTTTTGTTATTTTTCTTCCTTCAAAATATCTAATTGCTCTTGGAGAATCAATTGCTTGATTGTTTAATCTTTTAATAAGTAATTCATCATATTGAACAAACTCTGGTTTGTCTATTAATGCTTTGTTTATAGAATCCTCAATGCTTGTTTCCTGCTCTTTACTTTTAATATATCTAATAGACTCAAAGTACGTTCTATTGGATATATGCATTACAAACTCAATTAAAGTTCGTGTAGTTTGACATCCAAAACAAAAAAACATTCCGTGATCTTTTGATACTTCTCCCGCAGGAGTTCTATTATTATTGTGATAGGGACAAAAAACAATATAGTCAGTTCCATATTCTGCTTCAATGTCAACACCTGCCCCAATTAAAACACGACGAACTTGGTCCGCAGTATAAGAATCTTTATTTGCCATCTTCAAAATCCTTATAACGATAATACCCTCTATCAAAATCTACTTGAACTAAAAAGTCTCCCATAAAACCATTTCTATTTTTTCTAAATACGCATTCAATAATATCGCTATTGGTAGCACGACCTAAAGCCATAACCCAGTCAGCATCATAGGCAATCTGTCTTGACCATGCTGTTTGACCAAGTGTTGGAGCGCTGCTTAAATCTTTTACATCATCAGGGGTGGCAGATGAGATAGCAATGATTGGAACTTCTTCACTAATAGCCATAAGTTTAAGTTCTCGTGAAAGGTTCTTCATTCGTACTGTTTCATTATCTGATTTTTGATTTGGGCTCATTAACTGTAAATAATCTACAACAACAAAGTCTGGTCTATACTGGTCAATCTTTCCACGAATAACTGATGGAGTAACTTCCCCACCATTATCATTAGAGATAATATGAAACTCTGGTTTACCAGCAACCTTATTAGCATGCCAATTTTTAAGCATGTCAAGTTCTACCTCACCATTACTTAATTTACGATGGGACCAAATACCCTCGCCCATAATTGCAAATACACGATTACGCACTTCTGTTTCAGACATTTCAAGAGAAATTATTAAAGGTGACTTTCCTTGCTTCCATGCCTGCACTGCAAAGTATAAGGCCATCCAAGACTTACCGATTCCAGGGTAAGCAAGAAATACTCCAAGTTGACCTGGCATAATTCCAGAAGGTAGGTAGTTATCAAACCCTGGAAGATTAGTCTTGATGCCAACTTGACCAGTCTCTTTTTGTTTTTGCACATTCTCATAGTATGCAAGTGCAGACTCCAAGTCTGTTGCATCAATATCACGAATAGCAGAAGTATTCTTTTTTAACTCAGATGTTTTTGTAATTAATTGCTCAAGAGCATTGGACCCATTTCCAACCTGAACTTCAGATGCTGCATTACGCAAAATATCCTTTAGGCTATCATTTAAATATTCTGTTTGTAATTCTTCAAGGTGATGTTTTGTTGATCCAACTCCATCTACCGTAGTAAAGTCTCTAAATTTTTCTACTACTAAAGATGCTGGAGGAACCGATTGATTGTTTTCTGAATATAGTCTAATAAAATTCCACACATCGTTGTGCGTTCTTAAAAGATTTTCAACATTAGCCTGTAACAAAACATGAATCTGTTTATCATTGAGTACTGCTGTGATTAACTTTGCCTCTGTATTATTCACTTAGCCACTCCTTTGCTTTTTGTCTTGATGCTGCTCTTTGTTTAAGATCTTCTTCTATCTCTAGTTTACCATTAAGAATTTTTTCTGCATTATACGCAAAATAATTCCAGGAAGGCTCTTGTGCTATGCGAAAATAATAATCCAATAAATCATAACACCCCTTGATTCCATATGACTCTACCAAAGCATCAGCAGCCCATTGTTCTACGTTGAGATTCATATTAGACTTTTGCTCGTACCTTTGCAGGTAAAACTTATTAAATCTACTGAGCAAAGCCATTCGGTCTTTGCGGTCAGCCATTAGTCTTTACTGTCTGACTCTGCTTCTGCTTCTTTGACCTTTTCAGTTAATTTATCTTCAACAAATTTATAAACTCTTTCAAAGGCCTGTTCTGTATTTTCACCATCACGCTTTGAGTCAACTATGCCAAAATCAAACCTTAGTGATTGAAAATTACCCAAATTAAGAGTATATCCAAGTGCTACCGATATTTTTGTATTTTCGTTTTCCATTGTCCCCACCATTTCTATTGCTAAATATTTTCTGCCCAAACAGGAATGAACCTGCCATCTTCTGTTTTTGTATATGTAAGTATACCGTCTCCCATTCGCCGTGTCAATTCTTGGCTTGTGGGTGTCATGTTATTTGTTATAAGCCCATCTTTTCTTGGTTGTCCTATATGTATAGTAGCCAGTATAGCACGAATATCCCTAACCATGCTTTCTGAATAATAAGATCTTATTCTAAATCCACGTTCACCATTTAATTTTGCACCAACTGGTGGAGGAATCATTCCAGTTTTAATTAACTTGGGCATATATTTTCTATGACGATTAATTAACTTAGCAGTCTCTGAAACAGTATAGGCTCTTTCTCTATTTTTTCTAAAATCTGAACGCAAACAAGTTTCAATTCTGTCTTTAGTTATATTATAAAAAGAAACCATTCCAGTAGAACGTGAACTGTGATGAATTCTTACTAGATCATTATTTAGAAACCATATTTTTTGATTTCCTTTTATTACAGTTTCGTTATTGTAAATTTCGCCCTGTATAATTCCTTTGCTAGTAACCATCTTCCCTCTTCACTTTCTGATGGTGGATGAAAAAATTTTCTCAGCCCACACACGACGCAATAAGTTTCTATGTGTTGAACACTACTGTATTGCCTATCAATAAAAGTTCTGCCCTTGCATTTTGTGCAAGTAATCATCAAATTGTCCTTTAGTTTGGAATTCCAACAATTATTAAATGTACTGCTAGAGATAGATCACCAGAGGCCCCAAATCTTACAACACCTTCAACTCTTGTTTCTGTAACACTTTTTAAAATAACACTTACATTTTGTCCCGCTGGAGTTTGACCAATATTAACTGGTGTAGCAGAAACAATTGGAGGGTATTTAAAATCTTTAAAATCATAAGTAAATGTTCTTTCATTTCCAGCAGAAACTGTTGAGTTATTGGCAACTTCAACATAACCACCAATTATTCTTGAACTAGAAGTTTTAATTTCTTGTTTGCCAGCACTTACAGTATCTATAACTGTTTTATTTGCAGTTGTAGATGCAATCTGTGTAGAAAGATCGTTCACAGCATCAACTAAACTATATAAATATGTGACATCAAGAGGCTGCCCTCTTTCTGGTAGTGGTACTTTTGCCATTATTTCCTCCTATTAAAGTATATCATTAAACGGTGTGTGGACCATCTTCATAAACTAATAATAAAGTAGACTCCCTAGTAATTGGGGTTCCTTTTAAATATATTTCTGCTGAAAGTTTGTTTGGTGCAGATCCTTGAACTACTCCGCCTATTGTGTATGTATTGGGAATTGGAAAAGAAATGTTTGCTCCGTCAATTCTTTGTTTATAAATCCAATCTCCATTATCATTTCTGTCCCATCTTAGCCAAATATCAAACTCGTGTGCTTTTCTAATTTCAACTCCATCTTTTTGTATTGAAACAGAATCCCAGGCTAGGGTTGCAACCTGTCCTGACTTATTAAAAGATATATCTCCAGAAACGTAAGTATAGTCTGGTTGAACAATTGATGTTGGTGACCATTGCGACGTTCTGTTTTTATCTTCAGAAATTACTCTATATTTTAAAATATATCCTTCTTCATTTACGTCTATTGTAGGAAGGTTCTTTTGTCTTATTCTTATTTTTTTAATTCCTGAATCAGACATTATGTTACACCAACTGAAAATCTAAATTCAATATAATTACTAGTATTAGGACTTTTTACAATAGTTGATGCATCTATATTTTGAATTACTGAGTACCCAGTTAAACCATAAAGTGGATTAATTGTGGCAATATTTTCTAATCTCATTGCATCTAATGCTACATAATAGTTATTGGACGGAACTCCTGCATCAATAACACAAGCATATATTTTTACCACTGTAACAGCATTCCATGTAAAATTAGCACTTGTATATAATTCTTGAAGTTGTTTTGTTACTACAAAATACCTATCTGTAGAAAAATCATAGGCTCCACCACTACTATCATCAACAACTTCTGCTTCAAATCTAGCATATTCTGCAGTTTCTGTTTCTGTTGATGCAAACTCAACCATTATTCTTACATTTTCTGGAGTTGTTGCAGACGCACCATCTTTACTTATTAATGAAAAGGCTAAGCGTAACTCATCTGTTGGAGAGTTTCTTGTAAAATCAATATTAGCACCAGTTAAATGTATGTGATTTGATCCAGGCTCTATTACGAAATGATCCTGCGCTGCCCCACTTTCTTCATTAATTGTAATATCAGAATCATCGCCTTGTATTAAAATAACATTATTTAAAAATCTTGGTCTTTCGTATCTTTCAATTCTTGGAGATTTAAAAAATATTGGGTTGTCTCCGCTTGTTTGAAATACGCTATCTGCAACTGAAATAATATTGTCATATTCTGGTGCGTCTAGTGCAGCAGAAAACGTATTGATTGCTACCGCTGATTCTGTTGTATGGTGCTGCCAGTTTTCAGTTTGCGTAAAAGCAAACACAGTTTTACTATCATAGGCACCTGCAGAAGGGTTTGATCCAGCAGAATAAATTCCAATTTCAGAAATTTCATATCTTTCTTCTGTTGGTAACTCTGCAGTTAAAACAATTTTATCTAACCCATTTTCATTTACAAAACCTCTTGAAGATATTGGAACACGAAACATTTCAAAATCTAAATTTTGTTTTGTTGAATAGTTTCCAAGTGGATCTCCAGTAGTCAATGGTGTAGCCCCGCAACCAATAGCAAGATATGAAGCATATGCTGGCGCTTGTCCAAGCAAATATTTTGCAATAATGGTTTTACCAGTATTAGTTATCATGAGTTTATTTCTCCAAGATTCGCTTCATATATTGTACCATCTGAGGTAATTTGTACCTCAATTTGCTCATCATTGTTTATATTAACAAACTCAATAATTAAATCGCCAGTACCCTCTTCAATATAGACATTTTCTCCATTTGCCCCATTGCCCTCATTTGGAATTTTATCCTCTAATTTTATTGAAAAACCAGCAAAATATTTATCTGCGGTTTGTTGAAGACTAAGGATGTTGTTTGGATTATATCTTTGTTGTATAGATGATAGGTTTTTTATAGGTTGATAGGATATTTTTTGACCATTAACAATGTCAGATCTTGTAATATTGATTAATTCTTGCCCTCCAATATTTTCAAATATTAAATCTGCCATAGTATCTACAGTGGTTGCTTCGTCATCAAATAAAATAATATCAAGAGTTGCAGTTTTAACTGGAGGCGGTGGTGGTGTTGCCACAGTTGCAGATATTGTTGATGGAGTGAGTGGGGTAGGTGTTATGTTTGGTATAAAATTCTTTGGCACAAGATAAACTTCTTTTACATCTTCTACTTTTTGTGACTCATAAAATGGTTCGTTAGATTTTTCTTCTGCTTTTCTAAAGTCTCCTGGAGAATAAGTTGATGTTGGTGTTGATGTTGGTGTTGGGGCAGCCGAAACAGTAGAAGGCTTTGAAGCCTTTGGTGGAATCTTTACGGTTGTTCCAGCAAATATCGTATTGCCACCTTTATACTTTGGATCTTCAGTAAATTTTGGGTTAGCAGCAAGGATTGCCTTAACCGTTGTATTGTTCTCTTTTGCAATAGATGATAGAGTATCGCCTCTTTCAACGGTTACTTTAATTGGAGCACCTGAACCTGCTTGACCAAATGGGGTACCTGCACTTTGTGTTGGAATCCCAGCAGCCTTAGCAGCAGCAATGGCTCTAGTCATTCCTCCATCATCATAAGCACCCATATTACACCTCCGCTAAGTAAAGCATCATCTCAGGACCACTTAATCTTCTTGTGTAATCAATACTATATACTATAAACCTAGAAGTATTTTTTGTTACTAGGTCCAAATTGTTAGAATCCTTATAGTCAACTGTAACAATGTCGCCAAGTTGTATAGTTGGAGTTGTAAAAATCTTTACCCCAATAGATTTTTTAGGTACCATTAACTTATCTATAAGCCATCCCATTAAATTTTCAGCATCGTCATGTGTTTGGATATATGGAGTATCTAAGGTAAAATCATTATTACCATATATCATTCTACTTAATTTAATGTTATCAAATTTTTCTTTTTCAATAAGTGGAGAAATAATTTGAGAAGAACTAGTTAACTGTGGATTAGAAAAATTACTGCGCTTTTTAAAATATTCGTCAACTGTTAATTCATGGGTTGTATCTTGAGTGAAGGTAATACCTTGAACTCTTAAATAATTTCCGCTAGTTTCGTCAAGATTGATTGCTGTATCTGTAGCGTTAAAAATTAAAAACTCAGCACCATAAGAATCAGCATAAAACCCAGATGTTGTATAACCCTTTATTTTATTAAATGTTGGAGATATTTGAGCATAAAGAGCGGGATATGCACGATCATATTTAATATTAAAATATGAGCATTCTCTCATAATTGAACCAAATTCTTCAAAATATAAATTATATTTAGGAGATTCTTGAGAACTAATTCCAGATAGATAGGTTGATTGAATAATTCCGCTCATAGCATACCTTCTAAAAGATTCACTAGCATTTATTTCTTTATTTCCAAATGCTGATGAAAGAGTTTCTCCAACTGTAAAAACACTATTTTGAGAATAGTTTTCAGATAATGCATAAATATTTTCAAACATAACCCTAGAAGATCCACGAACAAATGGGGCCATATTGTTATACACTGGAAGTGGATCTGGGTCATCTACAACCTGAACTAACTGATTATTGATATACAAAAAGAACCTTCTAATTTTTCCTATATCCTGATATTCTACAGCCAAGTCATAAACTGTTGGATTTTCTTCACCAGTCATCCTATACTGTCCTGTAAACCTACCATCATCAACTATTATTTTTGACAATCCGCCCCAAAGTTTTACAGGTATTGCTTCTGTGTTTGAAGAGTTCTTTTTAATTTTATAAAATACCACGTTGTTAATTGAAATACTAGATTTATTATTTTTATCTAGATTTAAGTATGACTCTACATTTTGCTCTGTTAAAGCAACAATTTCAAAATAATAGCCGTTGTTTGTTTCTGGATTAAGCAATACTGCCAAACCGCCAGATCCTCCTCCAATATTTACGTTTTGATCTGGCCTTACTCCAGCAACTTGATAGTACGTAACGCTTCCTGTTGGAGTTTGACTACGAATCTCATTGTTTTCAATTTTTCCAATAATTCTTACTCTGGCCCCAAAATGTTTGTATGCATTGTTTAAATTTTTGTAAACATATGAAACTAAATCAATGGGCTTTTCTGTTGTAGTAAATGATGGACCATTCATAACCAAAGCAGAAGACTGTATTGTTCCAGACTGGGTTGATAATGTGCTGTTAACCAATGTTTCAGTTGAATAACTGGAAGACATAAAGTTTTTGATAGTTCCATTTCTTGATGTTTGTCTTGCCTTTATATTATTAATTCCTGCTGCACCAGTCGTTGTTGATGGTATTGATATGTCCTCAAGTAGCGATGTTGTAAACAAGTACTCTGTTTTCATTTCGCACCCTTTCACATAGTCATTATTTGACCAATATGAATTTATTCCTGCAGAGTGTGTG